GATATTAGACAAAGATTTAGAGGAGCACCTGGTCCTCAAAGAAAAATAACACGAGGAATGAAAAACTACATGCGAAGAGCAGAGGCATTACAAAAAGACAGATTAAAAAGACTTGGTCCAATTAGAGGTGGTAAAAAATAATGGCAAGATTTTCAAAAGGTAGAAGAGCCCTTGCAATATCTGATAGATCAGGCGCAGCATTTCCATACGATGAAATGGTGCAAGAGTGGACGGGTGCGTGGGTGCACACATCTGAGTTTGAACCTAAACAACCACAACTACAACCAAGACCAGTTGCAGCAGATGCACAAGCCCTGCAACATGCAAAACCTGCAAGAGTTGAGTTTCCTGTAGAAGATATTTTACCTAACAATCCTTTTACAACTACTGCTGCTTCTGGCACTTTAAGTGTGTCTTATCCATTTAATCAAATAAATTATGGAACTTCTTATGTTAGATTTAGGTCTGTAAAACAACCTGTAGGAGGAGTCGCTGTTTCTACTTTAGAATTAACAACTACATTAAATGGAAACATCAGTGATTCAGCTACAACAATTACTTTGACAGATGCAACTGAGTTTCCAACTTCAGGTTTTATTATGATAGAAAAAATTGACACAACTCCTGACACAGATAATTATGGAAAATATTTTAATGAAGTAATTGAATACACAGGTAAATCTGGTAATAATTTAACAGGCTGTACACGTGGAACAGCAGCGCCTTTTAAAGGAGAAACTTTACAAAATACAACAGCCACAACTCATTCAAGCGGAGCTAATGTATTTGGATCTTACTTAGCAACTGCTATTGGAACAACGGTTATAACAGGGGCTCAACCAGCAACTGAAACACAATATAATTCAATCACCGTGCCCCTTGTTTCAAATGCAGCTAGCACAGAAACAGGAGGCGGTTTTCAATGTACAATTGGACCGATTAATGATAAGGCTTAATTATGGCTGGATATAATTTATCAAACTTACAAACAGATATTAGAAATTATACTGAAGTAGATAGTAATGTTTTTACTAGTGCTATACTAAATAGATTTATTGAAAATGCAGAATATAGAATTGCTTATGATATTCCCATTGACGCAGACAGATTTGTCGATCAAGGAACAATGGCAACAGATGTAAACAATATTAGAGTTCCAGCAGGAACATTGTTTGTAAGAGGTGTAGAAGTATTTAATGCATCTAATTCTACTGAACAAGGAGTTTGGTTGGAAAAAAGAGATCAAACTTTTTTAAGTGAATATGTAGGAAGATTAACAGGACCAGAAGGATCCACTTCATCTGGAGCCGATGTTACCGGTAAACCAAAATATTATGCTATGTTTGGAGGAGCAACCGGCACAACTGATACCACTTCAGGATCTATTTATTTAGCTCCTACGCCAGATGCTAATTATATATTTAGAATATACTATAACAAGATTCCACCTGGCTTAGAAACTGAGACTTCTGGAACTTATATCAGTAAATATTTTCCTCAAGGTTTATTATATGCCTGCTTAGTAGAGGCATATTCTTTCTTAAAAGGTCCACAAGATATGTTGACACTATATGAAAATAAGTATAAACAAGAATTATCTAAGTTTGCAAGTATGCAAATTGGTAGACGAAGAAGAGATGACTATACAGACGGAACAGTCCGTATACCAATCGAATCACCGTCACCTTAAAAGGAGTAAAATATGGCAATAACATCGGCAATTTGTAATAGTTTTAAAGTTGAAATTCTAAAAGCTGAACATAACTTTACAGCATCATCTGGAAACACTTTTAATTTAGCTTTGTATACTAGTTCTGCAACTTTAAATAAATCAACAACAGCTTATAGTTCAACAAACGAAATTTCTAACACATCAGGATCTGCTTATTCTGCAAAAGGAAAAGCGCTTACAAGTGTGACTCCTGTTTTATCTACGGATACAGCAGTCTGTGATTTTGCTGATGTGTCTTGGACTTCAGCTTCGTTTACAGCTAATGGATGTTTAATTTTTAATGATTCACATTCTTCAGATGCAGCCGTTTGTGCAATTGCATTTGGTTCAGACAAAACTGTAACAAGCGGAACTTTTACAATTCAATTTCCAACAGCTGACGCAGATAACGCAATAATCCGTATAGCATAAGGAGGTAAGTCCTTATGGCTAACACATGGAACGAGTCAGGTACAACCTGGGGCACTAATCGTTGGGGAACAACTGACGCAATAAGTTCTGGTTGGGGCGCTGACGCTTGGGGAACAGGCGGTTCATGGGGCCAAGCCACTGACGAAGTAGTTCAATTAACAGGTTTATCAGCAACAACATCATTAGGAACTCCTCTTTCAGGAGCCCAACAAGGTTGGGGTCGAGGTGAGTGGGGTGAAGAGCCTTGGGGAGAAAGTAATAATCCTGTTATTACACTTACAGGTTCTGGATTAACTTCTGGTTTAGGTTCACCTACAATTACAACAGAAATAAATACCGGTTGGGGTTCAGATACTTGGGGCACAGAAAACTGGGGAGCTTCAGGATTAGTTGTATCTCTTACTGGTGTTGAAGCAACTACAGGTATTGGAGAAGATGTTAGTTGGGGTAAACAAACTTGGGGATCTGCAACAACTGGTTGGGGTGGTGAATATTACTTAGAAGTTGCCGATGTAATGGGATTAACTGGATTAGGTGCAACATCATCTGTTGGTGCACCAACAGCTATTTCAGATGTTACATTAACTCCAACAGGACAAAGTGCAACTTCTGCAGTGGGATCTTTAGATCCTTCAGATCAAGTAATGGGTTTAACTGGATTAGGTTCTACCGCTTCTGTGGGTGCAATTACACCAGCAGATGTAATGGGGTTAACTGGTTTATCAGCAACAGTATCATTAGGCACAATTCAAACTTCTACAAACCCTATTGTTGATGTAACGGGTCTTTCTATGACGTCTTCTGTAGGAGCAATAACTCCAGCAGATGTTATGGGATTAACAGGATTAGCTGCAACTTCTTCAGTTGGTTCAATATCTCCAGCTGATGTTATGGGATTGACAGGAGTTTCTGCAACTGTTAGTGTAGGTAATGTATCGCCTTTAGGGTATGAGTCAATAACGGGTGATCAAACTGCAGGATATAGTCGAGTTACGGCTACACAAAGTGCAAATTATACTGCAGTAAATGATTGACAATAACTATAAAACAAATTAAAAAAAGATACTAATTAGGAGTACAAAATTATGGCATCAACTTATACGGGTCTAGGTATAGAACTAATGGCAACTGGTGAAAACGCCGGTACATGGGGAACAAAAACTAACACTAATTTAAATATAATCGAACAAATTTCAGGTGGATATACTGCACAAGATATAGCGGGTGGTGCACAAACAACTGCTTTGTCTGTTTCTGATGGATCAACTGGTGCAACTCTTGCACACAGAATGATAGAATTTACAGGTTCAATTACAGGTAATCAAATCGTAACAATACCTATAGATGTGCAAACTTTTTATTTTTTAAGAAACTCAACATCAGGTGCTTACACAGTACAGTTTAAATACGCATCAGGATCAGGAGATACATTTACGTTTTCTGCAACTGACAAAGGAGATGCTTTAGTATTTGCAACTGCAAACGACGGCACTAATCCTGATATTGACACCTTACCAGCGGGTGATGTTACTACAACTGGAACACAGACTTTAACAAACAAAACACTGACTTCTCCTAAAATTGGAACTTCAATTTTAGACACAAATGGTAATGAGTTATTTTTATTAACAGCAACAGGTTCTGCTGTTAATCAATTAACTTATGCTAACGCAGCTACTGGAAATGCACCAGCGTTTACAGCTTCTGGAGGAGATAGTAATATTAGCATTAATTTGGTACCAAAAGGCACTGGAGAAGTTCAAGCAAATGGTAGTGGATTAGCAACAACAGGAAAAGCTATTGCAATGGCATTAGTTTTCGGTTAAAAGAAGCACAAGGAGAATAAATTATGTCGGCACCAAACCTAGTAAACGTATCAACGATAACAGCTAAATCTGTTCAAGCAGCGTTAACTACAACTTTAACAACTGAGATTCTTGCTAATGCAGGATCTTCAGGAAAAGTTTTTAAAGTTAACAATATTTTAGTAGCAAACATTGACGGAACAAATGCTGCTGATGCATCTGTATTTATTACAAAATCAGGTGGATCACCAATAGCAATTGCTTCTACAATTTCTGTACCAGCTGATTCAACTCTAGTCGTAGTAGACAAAAATAGTGCATTATATCTTGAAGAAGGCGATAACATCGAAGCCGGCGCAGGAGCAGCATCAGATCTAGTAATCACAATAAACTACGAAGAGTTAAGTTAGTAGGAGGGAGCAAAAGTAATGGCTCACTTCGCTGAAATACAATCATCAGACAATCAAGTTTTAAGAGTTGTTGTTATTAGCAACGACGATGTTAATAATAATGGTGGAGAATTATCTACTGAAGCTGAAACTTTTGTTAAAAATTTATTTAAAACTGGGGACGACACTTATTGGAAACAGTGTTCGTACAATGGTTCTTTTAGAAAAAACCATGCAGGTATAGGTGGTTATTATAAACCTACCGAAGATGTTTTTCATGAAGCTCAACCTTTTGGATTTTCAAGTTGGGTTTTAAATACTACCACGTATAGATGGGAACCACCTATTGCACATCCTGGAACTTCAAGACCTAATGATGGAGAAGAAGAGGAATGGTCTGCAATATGGAATGAAGATTTATGGAACAGTTCAGGAAACACGAACGGTTGGACAAGTATGCAACCAGAAAATGTTCCAGACAGAGATACAAAAGAATATTATTACGATCAAGCAACATCAACATGGAGTGTAAAAAATGACTAGTACTTTAGGTGAAAATAATAATAACGGTGGTGTTGTAGGACCTGACAATAATGCTCAAGCAGCATCTGATCAAGTTACACAAATCACATCTAGTGGCACATATACACCAATCGCACCAACTGGAAACGTTTTAGTTGTAGCTGGCGGTGGTGGCGGAGGCCAAAACGGCGGCGGCGGAGGCGGCGCAGGAGGAGCAATTTTTTATCCAAATTACCCTATGCCTGGTTCAGCTTTAGCTGTAGTTATAGGAGCAGGAGCACCAGCTGCTAGTGGTGGCACTGGGTCTGATTCAGAATTTAACGATGGGCATCCATCTTTAGAATTAGTAGCTAAAGGCGGCGGCGGAGGGGGAACCCAAGGCGGCGGCGGTGGCGGAGGCTCAGGAGGAGCTGGAGGTCACCAAGGAAACCCTAACCCTTCACCAGGAGGATCAACAACTCAAGTACCAAGTATGCCTAGTCCCCTTCAACCATTTGGTTTTGGAAATGCTGGCGGAGGTTGGAATGGACCACCTTCAGGAGCTGGAGGCGGTGGAGCAGGAGCTGCAAACCCTCCTCAAACAGGAGTTGCACCTACATCAGGTGGAGCAGGAAAAGCATTTGGAGCATCACCATCATCAACATCAGATTCAACGTTTGCACCTTATGGAGAAACTGGCGGATTTTTTGCTGGCGGAGCTGGCGGAAACGGCGGTGGACCAGGAGGATCTGGCGGAGGTGGAAATGGAGCATCATCAGGAGGACAAGCTGGCCAAAGCGGAACTACCAACATGGGTGGTGGCGGAGGCGGCGGTGGAAATCCACCAGCACCAGGAGGTGGTGGAGGATCAGGCGTCGTTCTTGTTCACGAAGAACAAGCTGCATCAGCTGTTGGAGTTTGGGACATGAGAACTGCTTACAAATATATAAAAGCCGGTTCGTGGCCTGGTTAATAACTCATTGTAATTTTTAATTTGTTCTATATAATACTTTCAGAATTTCATGAAAGTATTAGCGATCAATCTTAGTCATAACGCATCTTTTTCAATTGTAGAAAAGGGTAAACTTGTTTTATCCATAGAACAAGAAAGAGTATCAAAAGTAAAAAGAGATAATCAAATACATAAACTTTGTGAAGGTTTAAAAAATAATCATTTTGATATTGTTGGATATACTTCTTACAATATGGTTGACGATAAAGTTAAAGGCTACACTGATCTTGTAAAAACTTGTTTAAAAAAAGAAAACATTACTTATGATAAATTAGTTTGTTATGACCAACATCATTTAACACATTGTTATAGTTCTTTTTACAATTCAGGTTTTGAAGAAGCTGTTTGTTTAATAATAGATAATGGTGGCACTTCATATACTGTTAACAACGTAAATATAGGACAAGAAAATATTTCTATTTATAAAATGTCCTACACTAAAGAACCAGAACTTTTGTTTAAGCTTTGTAGGGATTGGTGGGGCAGAGACATATCTATTGGAAAATATCATACATACAACATGATGAGTCCAGCAGGTGTTTTTGAGATGTATAAAGATGCATTAGGTTTTAAAGAACCTGGATCAATTATGGGTTTAAGTTGTTACGGAAAAGAAAATTCAGAAATACCAAAAATATACAATGAAAAAGATATGTTTTGTAAATTAAATACTTCTTTTAATGATGTTATTTTAAGAAGAAAAACAAGTTATCCAAAAGGCATGGTTCCTGATGAAGATTTTTGTTATCGAATACAGAAAGATTGTACCAATGTAGTTAAAAAATATATAGATTGGATAATGAATAATTATGGAAACAATATTTGTTTAAGTGGTGGCTATTTTCAAAACTCAATTGCTAACTATGAATTTTTAAAAATGAACAATAATATATTTGTTGATCCTGTTTGTCACGATGGAGGAACTTCGATAGGATTAGCACAACATCTAGACTATAAATATAATAATAACAAACCTGAAAAATATAATAGTTTATATCAAGGACCAATTTACATAAATCAAAAGGAACTTCTTGAGATGTATAAACCTTTAAATTTAAATCACTCAAAACAAAAATATAAAATTGTAGATATGGACAACAAAGAAGTAGCTAGTCTTTTAAAACAAAATAAATGTATAGGTATATATCAAGGTAGATCTGAAATGGGTCCTAGAGCCTTGGGCAATAGATCTATATTATTTAATCCATCAAATCCAAATGCAAAAGAAAAAGTTAACTTAGTTAAAAATAGAGAGTGGTTTAGACCATATGCTGGAACTGTGTTGTATGAACACACAAATGATTGGTTTGATTTAGAAGGTAAAAACGAAACACCTTACATGTCTTATGTTGTCGGAGTTAAAGAAAATAAAATAAATTTAATTCCAGGTATATGTCACATTGATAATTCATGTAGAATACAAACTTTAAAAAAAGAACAGAACAATAATTTTTATGAAATTATAAATGAATTTTACAAACTAACAGGTGTACCTGTTTTATTAAATACTTCTTTAAATACGGCTGGTATGCCATTAATAGAATCAATAGAAGATGTTTTAAACATGATGTTGAAATCCAATATAGATATGATATATTTTCCAGAATATAAGAAAGCGGTTGAAAGCATATGGAATTAAGAGGAAATAATATTATTACAGACAACAAATGGCTAGTGTTTGACGATTGGTATAATGAAGAAGAATTAAAAGCTGTTTGGAAAGAAATAGATTTTTATTCTCAAACACAAGAATTACAAAGAGCAAATAAAAATTTAACTGTTACAGGCGTTGATGAAAAAGGAGAAGCTCAGGCTAATTGTTACAGAATATATTTAAATTCTTTTTATACTAAAAGAGAACTGTCACCAATATTAAAATCAATTAGTAAGTTTGTAAATCCTTACATGCATAAAAAAATAAAAACAATAAGAATGGGTAGACAATTTCCTGAAACAAATAGAGACACATCTTTTATCTCATATTATGAAGATGCAGATAATTTTAAACCTCATTTTGATGTGTTTCAATTTACTGCTCTTATTTGGTTATATAAAGAACCAAGAGATTTTGAGGGTGGTGATTTAATATTACATGATTTTGAAAATAAAAAAATTGAATTAAAAAATAATAGGTTAGTATTTTTTCCGTCTTACTATCTTCATTCAGTAGAAAAAATAATTATGAAAACAAAAGAAAAATTTAAAGGAAGGTATTGTATAAGTCATTTCTTTTATACAGTAGATACAGCAATTACATGATTTTAAAAAACTATTATTACTGGTTTGAGAATGTAGTAAATGATTACATGTGTGAAAAAATAATTCAGTATGGAAATTCATTGAGGGAAGAAGTTGCAGCAACCGGAGACCAAGCATCACAAAACATGACTCCAGAAGCAATATCTAAATTAAAAAAAGAAATGAGAAACTCAAACGTATCTTGGATAAATGAAAAATGGTTATACGACATGATTAGTCCGTATGTTGATAAAGCAAACAAAGATGCAGGTTGGAATTTTCATATTGATTATGTTGAACCCGTACAATTTACCAAATATAAATTAAATCAATATTACAATTGGCATGCCGATAGTTCTGAAAAAATTATAAATAATCCAAATGATCTTAATTTTCACGGAAAGGTAAGAAAGTTATCGTGTATAGTTTTTTTATCAAATCCGTCAGATTACACAGGAGGACAATTAAAATTTGATTTTAGAAATAATGCTGTTGGTTGTAATATTCAAGAAATAAAACAAAATGGAAAAGGAAACATGATTGTGTTTCCTTCTTTTTTATGGCACAAAGTTTTTCCTGTTTTATCTGGTGAAAGATACAGTTTAGTTTCTTGGTACATTGGAAAGCCTTTTAAATAATGGAAACATTTAACTTACCAAATATACCTTTACTATATGATACACTACCTAATGAATTATATGATTCATTGCTACGTGAGTCCTATCAAAATTTAGATAAAAAAGAATCTTCTTACAATGATCAACTAGTTGGACATATAAAAAAAGAATATTATTTAAAAGAAAATGTAAGAGTAATGAAACCATACATTAATTTTTTAGCAAATAAATTAGCTTCTTCAATGGAAAGAAGTCACTTAAGTCCATATGAAGGTAATAAATTTGTTCTTGAATCTTTATGGGTAAATTTTCAAAAGAAACATGAATTTAATCCTGTACACATTCATAAAGGTGTATTTAGTTTTGTTATTATTATGAAAATACCCTATGAACTACATGAGGAAGAAGAAATATTTGATGCTAATTCTGATCATAGTTCTAGATTAGGGTTTGTGTATTCTAATACATTAGGCAAAATTTGTTACTACAATATGAACATTTGTAAAAGTGATGAAAAAAAGATAATAATGTTTCCCGCTGGTTTAAATCATGTGGTATATCCTTTTTATACTAGCGATGATTACAGAATAACTATATCAGGTAATGTACATGGAAAATGATTTTAACAAAAATAAATACGCTGTAGTAAGAAATTTCATAAGTAGAGAACAAGCCGACTTTTTGTTTACTTATTTATTTATGAAAAGAAATGTTCAAATAACTTTAATAAAAGAAAAATTAATACCACCTTTTTCAGAGTACTTTGGAACTTTCTATGATGACCAAATCCCAAATACATATGCTAACTATGGTGATGTAGCTATGGATACATTACTATATTTAAACAAACATAAAGTTGAAAAAATTATGAATCAACCATTGGTAGAGGCTTATTCATATTGTAGGATGTATAAAAAAGGTGATGAATTAAAAAGACATAAAGATAGACCATCTTGTGAATTATCGGCAACACTTCATTTAGGTGGAGACGAATGGCCTATATATTTAGAACCATCTGGTCAAGAAGGCATGAAAGGTATTGAAGTTAATTTAAATCCTGGTGATGCTTTATTTTATATGGGATGTGATTTAGAGCATTGGAGAGAACCTTTTAAAGGTGATCATTGTGGACAAGTTTTTTTACACTACACAAGCGTACAAAATAAAAATAGATTGTATGATGGTAGACCTCATTTAGGACTACCGGGTCATCTACAAAATATGAAAAAATGTTAATACCTAGTTTACAAATAAATAATTTTTTTAAAGATCCTGATCAAGTTGTCCAATATGCCAACTCATTAGAATACAAAATAGATTCAGAAGGTAGATGGCCTGGTGTTAGATCACAACCTTTGTCAGATATAAGATATGATTTTTTTAATATGACATGCAGAAAAATATTATCTGTTCTTTATCCTATGAACTATGTAAATATGAGGTTCGACGCACTACAACAATTTCAAGTTATATCCCCTGATCAAGCTGATGGAGAGGGTTGGATTCATCAAGATATCTACAGTGAATTTACAGCAATTATATATCTATCCCCACATAAAAATTGTGGAACTAATTTATATGTACCTAAAAATGAAATGTTTAGATTATGTGGAGAACCAGGAACTCATGCTTCTCACTTAATGGACATTAAAGCAGACTATTATAAAAATGAGAAACCTCGTGATAATAAATATTATGAAGCTTTAAAACAGAATAATCATAATTTTACAAAAACAGCCTCGTTTAATTCTATTTATAACAGTATGGTTATTTTTGATGGACATACCGCACACAATGCTAACGCCTATAAAGAAGATAATTGTAATGATCCTAGAATGACATTGATTACTTTCTTTACCAAACTAACCTCTACCGAGACTATAAAGTATTCAGGTGGAGAGATGTTGAAAATATAGAAAAACTAATATAAAATCCCCCTACCCAAAGTAATAAAATTGAGGTAGAAGCTAGTTATGCTACAAAAAATAGGTTTTTTACCCGGATTCAATAAACAAATTACACCGACAGGAGCTGAAGGACAGTGGACTGGTGGTGCAAATGTTCGATTTAGATATGGTACTCCTGAAAAAATAGGTGGTTGGTCTCAGTTAGGAGACAGTAAACTAACATCTGCAGCTAGGGCCTTACATCACATGGTCAATAAAGAAGGCATTAAGTATGCTATTATTGGCACAAATAGAATTTTATATGCATACTCTGGAGGAGTGTACTATGATATACATCCTTTAGTTAATCCATCTGGAACGGCTGTTACAAATTTTTTTAGTACAACTAATGGACAATCAACTGTTACTTTAACTTTTGCTTCTGCACACAATTTCTCTGTAGGAGACATTATCTTATTTGGAGACGCATCTACATTTAGTTCTATTACAAATTCTAATTTTTCATCTTCTACCTTTGCGGATAAAAAATTTATGGTTACCGCTGTGCCTACAACCACAACATTAGAAATAAACGCTGGTGCTACTGAAACAGGAAGTGGGGCAACTACATCTGGAGGCATAACTTATTTTCAATACTATCACGTAGGACCCGCTGAACAAGTTGGAGTTTTTGGTTATGGTATATCTCAGTGGGGCGGTACAGTAACGAACCCACAAACAACAACTTTAGATGGCGCATTAAATGCTGACTCTGCTGGAACAGGTGGGTCAGGAACCACGATCAATGTAGCCAGCACAACTGGATTTCCAAGCACAGGAACAAATTTTATACAAGTAGATAATGAGGAGATATCTTACACAGGACTTACAGCTACAAGTTTTACTGGAATTACTAGAAACGTTAGAGGAACAACTAACGCTTCTCACAGTGATGGTGCAACCGTCACTAATTTTAGTGCTTACTCAGCATGGGGTCAAGCAGCATCGACCACGGATAAAGTAGCAGAACCTGGTATGTGGTCTTTAGATAATTTGGGTAGCACACTTATTGCTTTAATATTTAATGGTGAATGTTTTCAATGGGACGCCGATGCTGCAAATGCAACAGCAACAAGAGCAACTATTATTACAGGTGCACCAACAGCCTCTAGGGATATGATAGTATCAACACCCGATCGTCACTTAGTTTTCTTTGGTACTGAAACAACTATTGGAGATAAAACTACACAAGATGATATGTTTATTAGATTCTCTTCTCAAGAAAACATAAATGACTATACCCCTACATCAACCAATAGTGCTGGTACACAAAGACTGGCCGCCGGATCACGGATCATTGGAGCTGAGCTTGGTAGAAATGCAATTTACGTTTGGAGTGATACATCTTTATTTACAATGCGTTTTGTTGGAACTCCTTTTACATTTGCTTTTGAACAAGTAGGAACAAACTGTGGATTGATAGGAAAAAATGCAGCTGTAGAGGTTGATGGTTCTGCGTATTGGATGTCAGAAAATGGTTTCTTTAGATTTACCGGTAAACTAGAATCGTTAGATTGTTTTGTAGAAGACTATGTTTATGATGATTTAAATACAACTTCTAATCAAATGATTTACGCTGGAGTAAATAACTTGTTTGGAGAAGTTATATGGTTTTATCCAACAGCAAATTCAAATGTTAATTTACGATCAGTTACATACAGTTACTTAGATTCTACAGTTGATAGACCAATATGGTTTACAAACGACAGCACTTTATTTACCAGAACAACTTGGCAAGACTCTGCTGTTTTTGGTTTGCCTCATGCAACGCAATACGACCCTGACACAGATACTTCATTTGATGTAACTGGAAACACAGAAGGAATTTCATATTATTATGAACACGAAACAGGTGTTAATCAAGTTAGACTAGGAGTAACAACAGCTATACCTGCTAACATTACTTCGGGTGATTTTGATATAACGCAAGATCAAAACCGAGGTATTACATTTAGAGGTGATGGTGAGTTTATGATGAGAATAAGTAGAATTATACCAGACTTTATTGCTCAACAAGGTAACACAGTTGTACAATTAGATTTAAGAAATTTTCCAAACGATAGTTCATCTAGTTCACCACTTGGACCATTTACTACAACATCTAGCACTAAAAAAATAGACACACGTGCCAGAGCTAGGGCTATTGCCTTGACTATTTCCAACACTGCTGTAGACACAAATTGGAAGTTAGGAACGTTTAGATTAGACGTACATTCAGGAGGAAGAAGATAATGGCTATTACCAATCTACAACAAGCAAGACAATTGTATGCAGCTGGACAATTAGTTTCAAAAACTTTAGATGGTTCAAGACCTGGGTATCGTGGTGAAGGTGGATATCAAGGTGGACCACCTGGTAATACTGGTCAGACGGGTAATACTGGTAATACAGGCGGACAGGTTGATACTGGAGATTTAGGAACAGAAGAAGCTAACATAGCGGCAAATGTAAGTGCTAACATGGACTCTAGAGAAAGAGCTATAATGAATCAATATACAAATGTGCCAACACCAACAATTACAATAGGTGTTGATAAGTTTAATAATCCAATAACTGTTCCAACTACTTATACAGCTAAACGTAATAGACAAAGAGCGATAGATGCATTGAATCAAAAAGGCATTAGTGTTTTTGATCCTAGAGTTACTAAAACGTTTAATCCTTTTGATATGTCTCTTGTTGCACAACCTAAAACAAAAAAGTTTAGTTTTATTAGAGATGTTCTTGTTCCAGTTGGGTTAACTGCAATTAATCCTAGCCTTGCAGCTAAATATAAAAAAGCAAAAGGTTTATACGACACAGCAAAATTTGCAGCTGGATTAGCTGAAACATTTGGTTTAACAGACAAAAATTTAGTTGATTCTTTTGTAAGTGGTTTGGTAAATAAAACTACTAGTAAATCAAAAAGTAAATCAAAAAGTAAAGGTAAAACAACTTCTAAAACTGATGACGATCCAACTACTAGAGACGGTGATGGTTTAGGATCAACACCTGAAATGGCTGCGTTAAGAAATGAATATTATCTTTTACTACAAAAACTAAAGGCTGGTAATATTTTAGCTGGTGAAAGAAACAGATTAATAGCTTTAAAAAATTTATTAGGAATAGCATAATGGCAGGCATAGAAGATTTAATTGAATTCGCTGAAACAAGTAATCCTAAAATAGTAGATAAAAATAAAATTAGGGTTTATCGAGGATATGAAAAAATGCCTTTAAAGAAAAGAAGAATATTTAATAATCCTCAATATATGCGTAGATATTTTACTGAAAATTTAGCTGATGCTAAATGGTATGCTCAAAGGCAAAACACCTTAAAAGGAAAAGTTTCCTATCTTGATTTAACGAAAGATCAATTTGATAAAGCAAAAAAAGTATCAAGAAGCAACTTAACAAGACTTGGAGGAGAAGTAATTGTAGATGAGGATTTACTTAAAAAACAAAAAACAGATATATTAAGAACAATTTTAGCAAGAGCTGGAAATCTAACTCCTTTAGCATTAAAAGGATTTAATCTACTAGCTAGTTTACCTGTTGCAACATTAACAATGGTAGTACAATCTACTCCCACCAATGCAGATGAAGTAAATATGCAACTAGAGGATTTTGCAAAATTAAATGAAGAAAACACTAATATGGATAAAGCATTACCCGTAGAAGTAGGAGATATGTAATGGCTAAAATAGTACAAACATTAACAAGGGCTAGTGCAGAGTATAGAGAAGACGTAGCACAATCACTTGTGCGAGATTTAGACGCCGTGTTAGAAAAATTAAACACTACATTTCAAGAAGAATTAAAACAGGAGATAGAAGCTAGAAGTTTCTTTTTAGAATAATGGCAGTAGTAAATCAGTATAAATTTGTAGGAATAGACGACAGCACTAGTGGAGCTGCATTAACACCATTTGGTTCTGGTAACCCTTTGGTAAGTGAAACATATATTGTTAAATCTATTTTAGTAACATCGGCTGGCACTCCCACAGTTACGGTTGTAAACGACAGCATTACAGCTATTAAATCAGCAGCTTTAACGGCCAATACTACAACAGAATTATTAACCCAACCGCTAGTAGTAGAAGGTGGAAAAACTTTTACCATACAATCAAGCAGTTCAGACTCGTTTGATGTAGCTATTAGCTATCTAAATATAAAGAAAGAGGTAACATCATAATGAACGAAATAAAAATGTTAACACCAAAAGAAATAATAACGACAATAAGTAATAAGAAAACTGGAGAAATATATAAGGATGAGGAAGCTTTAAAAGCAGCCAATATACCTGAAGAGGACGTTAGAAGAGATGTCAAAGTCATCATGCCAGCTCTTGATTTGTTCTCAAAAACAAAGTAAACTAATAAACTCGAGGAAAATAAGACATAATTATGGCAATAACAGACATAGAAATTGAAGATACTTTAAGAGTCGGAGCACCGTCTATTAAGTATGAAGATAAAGATACCACACCTGCTAATCCTATGTTGATTGCCGGTCCTGATAGATATCAAAGAATCTTAGAAGACTTAATAAACGAAATGGAAAGTATGTTGGGTAGAGAACTTACCGATGAAGAATACGACCAAGCAGGTAAAGAGGCTTATGATAGATTTAATTCCGGTGAGTATTCAGAAGGTGGAAGAATTAATAAAGCTTATGGTGGTATCATGGGCTTAGATGGTAGACGTCAATATGGTATTGGATCATGGTTCCAAGAAAAGATTATGGATCCAATTAAAAATAATCCAGTAACATCAGCTGCTGCCGCAGCAGCCGCTGCTTATTTAGGAAATAAATATTTACCAGAAAACCTGGGTGGTGGAAAACTAGACAATGTATTTAAAGCTATAGGAGAAAAAGCTTCTGGTATAACCAGTGGTGTAAGAGACATATTAACAAAAGAACGAGGTTCGGGTGAGAACACTTACACGTTAGGTGATAAACTTACAGAGGGAATTGGAAGAAGTATTATACCAATAGCAGGTGGTCTTACAGCAGGTTTGTTTGCTGACAAAATAGATAAACCAGAAGAGATAGGTTTGGATAGAGGTACAGGTGTTGGTATACAAAACGTTAGAAAAGTTGCAAACCTTTTAGATCAACAACAAGGAGCAGCTGCAGGTTTAAATTTCTTGCCAGATGTTGCAGCTAGAAAATTTTCACCAGCAGAAATGGCTATTGCTTATGGTAACACAGAAACAAAACCAATCGAAACATTAGCTGATGGTGGTAGAACTGGTTATGCTGAGGGAGATAGAGTCAGGGCTCAAGAACTTGTAAGAAGAATGCAAGAAATAAATATAGAAATGTTACAAGCTGAAGGCAATGAAATTGTACAGCTTATGAGAGAATCTCTTGCAATTAGAGATAGATTAAAAAGATTAAAACAAAAAGGTGTAGACGTTGAAGAAGTAGAAGACGAAATAAAATTAAGTTTTGGTAGAGGACCAAAAGACGAAGTTGTAGAACAAATGACATTTATGGAAGGTGTTGAAGATGCAGCAGGTCAACCTGTTGTAACATCTATGGGCACTTATCAAACACCAAAAAGAAAACCAGAAGACATAGGTAGAATGGCAGAAATGGTTGACTATAAAGCAGACTTTATGAGACCTGAAGTAATGCAAGCTGCAAGAATGAGACAACCAAAATCAGAAATGCCTGATTTACTACGAGGTAGTATGAGAAAACCTGATCAATTAGTAGAATCAATTAGAGAATTAATTGAACAAGCTAAACCAAGACCAAGAAGAATGCCTGGTGATGCAGGCGATCCAATGGGTGAAGCAGCTATGATAGGTATGGCTGAAGGTGGGATCATGAACCTTGGAGGTATGGAAAAAGATTATAGAAACACAGGTGGTTTTGTTGATATCGGTGAAGAAGAAAAATTAGACGACGTTCCAGCAAGACTAAGTGTAAACGAATTTGTATTTACAGCTGATGCTGTAAGAGGTGCAGGTGATGGCGACGTAGACGAAGGAGCAAGAAGACTACAAGGCATCATGAAAGAATTAGAAAAAAGAGGACAACAAGGTCAAGATATGATAGACGTATCTGAAAGATTAAGCGAGGTCACGGCATAATGGCAACACAAACTATACAAAATTTACCACCACAATACGTACAAGATATTGGTAAAGATTACGCTACACAGTTAGCCGGTCTTACAGGTATAGCGTTAGATACATCAAGATTTGCACCACAAGTTGCAGGTCAAGACCCTTTACAACAACAAGCTTATAACTTAACACAATCTGGTATTGGTGCATACCAACCATATATTACACAAGCAGCAGCTTACAGTGGACCACAAGCTTATCAGTCGTTTATGTCTCCATATCAACAAGATGTAATCGATGCTAGTTTAGCAGAGTTTGATAGACAAGCTGCAAAAGGTATGGCCGGTATAGGTCAAACAGCTGCCATGTCAGGTAATCTTGGCGGTGGTAGAGAGGGTGTTATGAGATCAGAATACCAATCACAATCAGATTTAAACAGAGCATTATTACAATCTGGTTTATTACAACAAGGATTTACACAGGCTAATC